AAATAATCTCCATCAGCGTTGATAAACCTTTCATCTGCTTCTGTTTCAGTATAATATCTCCCATCATGCGTATGACTATCATTTAAAACTGTGACATTAACATTTATAATAGAATCTGCAAGTTCTGAAAATATAGCATTAGCACTTCCACTTACATCACCAGATAAATTTATATCTAATTTTGGTGATGGTTTATTTGTAGCATTATTCCAATTTAAATAATAACTTCCGTGCTGTCCATCTAATAGATCAGTATTAAGATTTTCTACTAAAGTGTTAGATGATATTGTAATGTTATTTGTTGATATTGTTTCAAATGTTCCTCCATTGACGTTGATACTATTAAAAACTACGTTAGCAGATGAATGAATATTTTGTGGAAGTGTTAAAACTATATCGCTTGCCTCCGATGCGGCTCCACTTGTATAAATTTGATTATTACTACCAAAAACATTTCTAACATATTTACCAATAGTATCAACACCTAATTCTACACTATTTTCCTGTATTGTAGTGCTAAAGGTGATGTTAGATGATCCATCAAAGGAAAAACTACCGTTAACATCACCAGTCAATTCTATAGTAACATTAGAATTTAAGGCTAATGCAGTGTTAGAAACACCTGAAAATGTGTTTCCAATAAAATTATCAGCGGTAACATTTCCATCAACGTCAACATTGGAATTGAAATCATAATAACCGCCTGTATTTGTTTTTATAACATAATTATTGTATTCTAATACCAATTCATTTATTTTCAATCTCAAATCATTGATTGAATTATTAGCATAAACTAATGTAATATTATTATTAGATGACATTTATTCTTTCCTTTCTTTTAATTCTATTTCTAAAAGTTTATTTCTAAGTTCAACATTTTGTCTTTCAGCCCTTTTCAATTTAGCTCGTTCTATTGCAAATGTTATCGCAACGTATGACGATATTATTGTCAAGAGAGACAAAATAAGTTGAAAAAGAATTGGTATAGTTGGTAAAACAGTATCCAACATTTTACTTAACCATGAATACACGTTTAATAATATTAAAAATATCCAAGAGATTATAAAATCCTTTAGATTATGGGGTGTATGTAAATCATTGCTTATATGTGAAAGTGGCATATCAATTATTTTCTTTTATTTTGAAATATAATTTATCGTCAAATATAATGTCGGATGTAAATATCATTTTTTGTTGATGATTATAAAAACTACTTGGCAACATTTTCAAATACAATAAACAAGATTTTAATTGTGGGTAATAATAATCTTCCACTTTATAAAATAATATATTCAATCCGGCATCCTCGCCAAAGGTGTTGAAAAGAATTTTAAAATGATTTATCAACATTTTATAATTTATTTCCTTTCCACAGACATGTTTACGAAATAATGTCTTTATAAATTTTGGTGTATTGCAATCATTAAAAAATTCCTTTTCACTCATGCAATGATTGTTTTTATAATTCTCTTTGCAATAATCAAAGAAATTATATTCGTTTAGTATCTTCATTTTTTATATTTATAAAATTGATATAATTTACCATAAGAAGCCGTTAAAATTATTATCCCACCTTTCATCTTTAACCCATCCATTTCTCAGATCTATCAAATCTTCATCATCTATCAAACCTGCCTTCTTTTCAAAATTTGTCATAAAATTAATTCGCTTTAATTTATTTATAATATCATCTTCATGTTGATTACGTATATCTTCTCCTACATTTTTTTTCAAATCTTTGAAATAATCCTGTGTGGTCATCCATGCGAATAACACAAGCGTCATAACAATATCATCATTCCTACCAATTTCAGCTTCAAAACTATTTTTAACTTTTATAAAGGTTGATAATTCTGATAATGTCGCATAATCAACTATCTCTAATTTATCATGTTCAATGAGTGTTTTAAGATTAGAACAACCAATATTTTTTACACTTGAACTCATCTTAACACCAATCATAGATTTTCCATCATTTCCATAACATATTCTCTGTTTTTTATTAGTGACTTCTGTCCAAAGAATATGTTCATATTCAAATTCATTCCAAAGAATATGACCAATTTGATGACCGTATTCATTATTTTCTATTAACAGCGTAGCATAATTATAATTTCTCCCAATTCTATCAATAATTTCTGGAAATACTAAAGGTGTTATTTTATTGCATCTATATATTGCGACTTGTTTATATTTATTGCCTGTAATATCTATAACGCTAAAACTACTATAATCCAATTCAACGCCTTTAGCTGTATCAATAGTTATTAAATATTTATGATGGTTTTTAGGTCTATCATATATTTTTATATCTTCTTCCTCTGCAATAGGATCTTCAAATTTACTCATCATATTTTGTAATATTTCAGGATTTATCAATCCTTTGGTAGAACTTTCAAAACTACATTCATGCTCTTGCATAAATTGTTGCAGGGATGTGTTTTTAATTTTTTCCTGCTTCCACGCATCGTCACGACCAGGAACTTCGTGCCACAACACCTTTACAGGAGCATAACTATTTCTGCCATGTATAGCATCTGACCACAATTTATGATATAAATTATAGCCGTTTGGTGTAGATATAATAATCAATTTAGTTGTTTCACCAGATGATATGGTTTCAAAGGCAGAGGCATAGAAATCATCAATAATACTGGCATCAATGAATGCAAATTCATCAATTAGAACCAAGTTAGATGATTTACCCCTTAAAGAAGTTTTAGAGGTAGCACGTGAAAATATTTTAGATTTATTTTCAAGATGTATTTCGTGTGCATCGTATCTCGATACGCCCTGTTGCAACCATTCTGGAAGATTTTCAAATGCAAGTTTAATCATATCTAACAAGTTTTTAGCCGCGTCATCATCTTTAGAAAGAATAGCAACTTTATAATACGATTTAAACAACGCATGATGAAGAGCAACACCAGCGGTTATTGTCGTGTTATGACTTGCTATTCCATCTGTAAAATAAATATGACCATCAACATTCATCAAATCATACATATTATCATATTTATCAGTAATCTCAACTTCTTTAACAGTAACATATCCATCGACAGATAAAATTTTGTCACCACAATTCAAATCTTTTGCATATACTTCATCACCATCAATCAATATTAAAATGTGTTCATCTGCGCATATAAATTCTTTATCATTTTCTTCAAACTTTATTATATATTCCTGAAATTCTATAGTTTTAGCAACACCATCAAAATCCTTCCACCCGTCAGGTGTCCAAATTTCATATTCATCAGAAAATTTTTCATCTATAAATTTTTCCACTTGCATATTTAATATCTTTTTATTATATTTATATAATCAAATAAAATTAAATAACATGATTGTAAAAATAGGAAAATATAAAAATTTTTTTGGGATCTATCATTTAGCAGATTTGTTTCAAAAAATTGGATTCAAAGAAGAAACGTGCGAAAATATCGGGGATTTTCTTGGAGAAACATTTTTAAAGGATTTTTTTCTTTGGATTAATAAGAAGAATAAAAGAAAGACATTTGTAAAAATTCATAAATATGATGTTTGGAGTTTAGATCATACTCTTGCTTTAATTATATTGCCAGCATTGAAAGAATATAAAAACCAAATGTTAGAATCTCCTTCTCATCCAACAACAGACGAAATAAAAAATTTTAATGATTGGTTGAACATCATTAATAAAATGATATGGAGTTTTGAACATATTGTTAATGATAGTTGGCAAGATAAATATTACAATTGGCATAAAACAAAAACATGGTTGCCAAAACCAAAAAGAGATGAAAAGCCTTATGATAAGGCATTAATAATTGGCTTTTATGACGAAGAAAGAATCGACGGAACACCAGACTACAAAGGATTAGAGACTAAAGAAAACGAAATTAGGAAAGGTTTGGAATTGTTTGGAAAATATTTTACATTTTTATGGAATTAATTAAAGGAACTGAAAATCAAAGTAAATCTGTAAGATGTTCTATATCTTTAGAATCACTTATTTCTAAATATTACAACAAGAAAGAAGATTAATTTTCTTTCTTGTTCAGTCTTTTATAGAATTCTCCAATGGAAATTTCTTCAATTTTTCCATTGGCTTTATTTTTTATCTTTATCATGCTCTCTTCTCGACAACACTTGCCAACCTGTCTTGACGTAAGCATAATAGTATATCTATTATCAATAATAGTATCAATCATTTTGTGCTGATAATTACGTAGTTTAAAATCGACAAGGCCATGATCTACGTTATCAATTTTAACATATTTTTCAATAAAATATGTAGAATTGGTTGCACAATTTGCATATTCGTTTAAAAGTTCTTCAGTCCATTCAATATTTTGATTTACAGGTTTTAGATTTTCATTACCTTTATATCCTCTTTTAGCCATTATCTACCACCTCCAGCTTCCTTTATTTTCTTTTCAATCATTTTTTGTACGTCAGTAGTGGTTGCTAATATTAGCGTATTATTGTTTATTTGTTCTGAATCTTTTTCGTCATTTTGACTTTCATTTTCCATATCAAATAATATTTTATTGTTTGCTGAAATCACGTTGGTGAGATTGATATATGCTTCAAAAAATCTGGCGTTTTCTGTTTCTTCGGCTATATTTTTGATAGTTTGTGCCACATGTATACTATCATCAATGACCTTTTTTATGTTTTTTCTAGCGTATTCATAATCTTCGCCTCTTTTTATTTCTTTATGTTTTTCTATAGAGGAATCTTCTTCTCCATATACTACTATTTCCTCACTCATAAATCATCTCCTGTTAAAATTTCAGATTCATCTGGTATATATTTTTCTTCTGAATCTAAATCTAAATAATTAATATAAATTGTTTCTATTTGTTTTCTTAATTCTTCTTCTGTTTTAAAAAACCATGCTTTACAGTTAAAATATAAAGTAGTGGTTATAATTCTTTCTTCATCAATCTTTCCATCATAATTTTCATCATTCATTATTATATTATTTAATGATAAGGATAAATCAAACGACTTATTAAAATCGTCTAATAATAAAGATGAGAATTTTAAATGTGGTGAAAAATGTGGAATTATTTGTTCTAATATTTTTAAATTATCGCTTTGTTTTTTTGTTATTATATTAAGTTCGAATGTTAAATTATATGGCACTGGTGTGTATGCCTTTTTGTCAGTTCCTATTGAAATTGTGTTTGTTTTATTTAATTTCCTTTCGCTATCATATTTATAATCAACTATATTAAAGGATAATCTTGGTAGAGTCATTTTAACACCCTTTTTTGATGTTTCTCTTCTCAGATATCTTAATATTAGTTTATCCTTTTTAGCATAATTTATAGGAACTTTAATGCTTTTTATAAGTGTTTTAGAATTATCATCTACAATATTCATATCTTCTGAACTATATTTATTAACATAAATATTATTAAATATAGTTCCAAATATGACTATATATTTTTTATGTAATTTATTATTTATCATAAAGAACTCTTGATGTGTCTATTGTTGTTTGATCTTGGAACATATCATTATAAAAATAATCATAATGTCTTTCAAGATTTATTATAGTGTTTTCTGTGGTTGGGGCAACGGCAGATTCTATTCCATCCATTTTTTCTCCGCTTTGATAATCTAATAAATTAACAATTATATTTTTTATAATCTTTTCCTTTTTAATATTTTTAAAAAACCATACTCTCATACTAAATTCTAATGTGTCTATAAAAAGAGATTCTTTATCAAAATTTGTATTTTCTATATGTTCTCGTTTAACATTTTTTAAAACTATTGGTGTATCTAAAACAAATTCTATTCTTCCTTTATAGTCAAATGGGTTTGTAAATTCTTCAGGTGCAAAAACATATTTTACACTTCTATATAATTCTGGTGTAAAATTTGGTAAAATTTGTTCTAATATATTATCAGAATCTATTTGTTTTTTATTTATTATATATAGTTTAAATCTTAATATATACGGAACTCTTTCATATAATGAAAAAACATAATCCTTTGTATAGGATTCTATTGGATAATCGTCAAATTCTGAAATTGGCGTTGAAAGATCAAGAGGAAAGTTTGTGTCGTTTATATCGTTATATCCATAAGTTTTATTCAATCTGTTTCTTTTTGTTTCAGTGTCGTAATATAAATCCCCTATCCATTCAAACCCCATTCTTGGTAACGTAGTTTTTATGACATCATTAATGTCATTAGAATCTATTCCACGTCTTATATATCTTTGTATATGTTTATCTTTATTACTATACATAATAGGAACTTTTATAAATTGTATGACAGAATCCTTAGAATCTATACGCTCTATAAAAATATTTTCAAAACATGAACCAAATGTATTTATTGCAGTTTGAATAGATTTCCAACTAAAATATGACATATACAGTTTTT